TACAAAAGTATAAAAATGAACTTGCTATAAATGGAGATATTTCCTATCTAAATTTAGATTGGACTCCAGTTCCTATTATCCCAAAGTTTGTAGACATAGTTGTTAATGGTATGTCTGACAGACTTTATGATGTAAGAGCAGAGGCTGTTGACCCAGTTTCTTCTAACAAGAAAGCCATATACAAAAACAGGCTTCAGACTCAAATGAGAAACAAGGAAGATTTTGAGGACATGGAGAAAACTCTCGGTGCCAAGATCTTTTCGCAAGATGCAGATAACCTGCCTGATAATGATGACGAGTTAGATCTTCACATGATTACTGATTTTAAGGATGACGTTGAGATAGCTGAAGAGAAGTCTATAGAAAGCATTTTAAAAACAAACAACTACGAATACACAAAGAAAAGAGTCGACCAAGATCAAACCGTTCTTGGAGTTTCTTTTTTAAAGCACTCATTTAACAAACATGACGGAGTTAAGATAGATTATGTAGATCCAGCAAATATGGTTTTTAGTCCGACTGAAGATCCAAAGTTTGCGGACTGCTACTATTTTGGAGAAGTTAAGAATGTTAATATTACTGAGCTTAAGAAAATAAATCCATCACTTACGCAATCCGAGCTAGAGGAAATTTCTAAGATGTCTTCTAAGTCTGATGTTTATCCTGGAGTAAGAGGTGGTTACAATACTGACAATTTTGATCGCAACACTGCGACACTTTTATATTTCTGTTATAAGACTGACAAGAACATCGTATACAAGAAAAAGCTAAATGCCTACGGTACAGAAAAGGTATTAGAAAAAGACGATAGTTTCGATCCTCCAAAGACAGATCAAGCAAGATTTGAGAAACTTTCTAAAAGAATTGACGTATGGTACGAAGGTGTACTTGTTCTAGGAACAGACAAGATCCTGAAGTGGGAATTGATGAAAAACATGGTGCGTCCAAAGTCCGCAGTACAAAAGGTCTATGCACCGTATATTGCCAGTGCTCCAAAAATGTACAGGGGAGCGGTAGACTCTCTAGTGAAGAGGATGATTCCTTTTGCTGATCAAATACAGCTTACTCACTTAAAGTTACAACAAGTAACCGCTAAGATGATTCCTGATGGAGTTTATTTAGATATAGATGGATTGTCATCTATAAACTTAGGCAACGGAAATACTTACAATCCTCAAGAGGCACTCAACTTGTTTTTTCAAACAGGTTCTGTTATTGGTAGAAGTTACACGGAAGAAGGTGAATATAATCACGGAAAGATTCCTGTGCAAGAACTTACGTCTAGTGGAGCTAACTCTAAAATATCTAGTCTTGTAAATGTATACAACTATAACTTAGAAATGATTAGGTCTGTAACAGGTCTAAATGAAGCCAGAGATGGAAGCACTCCAGATTCAAAAAGTTTGGTAGGCGTTCAGAAACTTGCCGCATTAAATTCTAATACAGCAACTAGACACGTATTACACTCTGGTATATTTATGACTCAGAGACTTGCTGAGTGCGTCTCATACAGAATATCTGACATACTGGAATACGCTGAGTTTAGAGAAGATTTTGTTAAAGCTGTAGGTAAGTATAGTGTAGAACTCTTACAAGAGATTTCTGATTTACACTTACATGATTTTGGTATATTTATTGAACTACATCCAGATGAAGAGCAAAGACAAGTATTAGAGCAAAACATACAAACTTCTTTGTCTGCTGGCAAGATAGATATTGATGACGCTATTGATGTTAGAAACGTTAAGAACGTCAAGATAGCTTCTCAGTTACTAAAGGTGAGGAAGAAAAGAAAAGACAAGCTGGAAAAACAAAAGCAGCAAGAAAACATTACGATACAAGCTCAAGCACAGCAAGAAGCTCAGATGGCAGTTGAAGCTAAAAAGCAAGAAGGTGATGCTAGAAGATTAGAACTAGAGGCTCAGATACTTCAGATGAAGAATGAATTCGAGTTAGCTAGGATGGATAAAGAACTACAAGCTAAGTTGACGTTGCTGGAAAAACAAGGTGAAATAAACCGAGGCAAACAAGCTTTAGATGTAGCAACTCAAATGAGTAAAGAAAATTTTAAGGAAGACAGAAAAGACAAGAGGACGGAAAAGCAAGCTAGTCAGCAATCTAAAATGATACAGCAAAGACAGCAAGACTTAGATCCGATTGATTTTGATGGTCAAGACAGTCTTGGATCTGGTATTCAAGGACTTATGGGACAGTAAAGGTTAGTACCTTTGCAATCAGATAGTTACAATTAAATTAAATAAAATGGCAGAAGAAAATGATTTAGGCTGGAAGCTAACTCCACTTGATGACGATGGTAACCCCATGTTGTTTGAAAAGGAAGAAGTTACAGCAAAAGAGCCAGAGGCTACGGAAGTAGAAACGGCTACAGAAAAAAGTACTGAAACAACTGAGGCTGAGACAGTGCCTCAAGAAGAAGCTGATACTGTGATCGCACAAGTAGAAGCAACAGAAGAAGTTGTAATTGAGGAAGATCAAGAAGTTGAGGCTGAGGCCACAACGGAAGGAGTCTCTCAAGAGCAACCAAAAGAAATTGATGAGCAAGCTGTTTTACAGTTTCTCAAAGATAGACATCAAAAGGAGTTTGCTTCGATTGATGAAGTTCTTTTAAATAATGACAAACAGCAATCTGATGACCTAAGCGAGGACATTAAAACGTATCTCAAGTTCAAACAAGAAACTGGTAGATCAATGCAAGATTTTATGATGGCACAAAGAGATGTGTCTAGTCTTGATGATTCTTCCGCTTTGTTTGAGTGGTACAAAGATCAAAACCCTCACCTTTCGATTGAGGACATCCAGTATTTGATAGATGATAAGTTTCTCTACAACGAAGATGAAGACGATCAGAAGACAATTAAAGGGAAGCAGATTGCATATAAAGATGAGGTATATAAAGCAAAAAAGTATCTTGCTGAATTGACTGACAAATACAAAGTTCCGCTTGAGTCAAGTGGTGCTAACATGTCGGAAGATACACAGGAAGCTTTGAAGTTTTACACCCAATATAAAGAGGAAACCGCAAAAGCTGAACAACAATCTAAAGCTTTACAGGATGTGTTTAGACAGAAAACCGACAGCCTATTTAACGAAGAATTCAAAGGTTTTGAATTTAACGTTGGCAAGAAGAAGTTGATGTTTAAGTTATCTAGTCCTGAAGAGGTAAAGAAATCTCAGTATGACATCAATAATATGTTGTCGAGATATACAGACTCAGAAACTGGTGCTCTTGGAGATGCGTATCTATTTCACAAATCTGCATTCGCTATGTCGAATCCAGACCTTATAGCTAAACTTGCTTACGAGCAAGGTCTAGCCGATGCAACAAATAACATCGTTAAGGAGACAAAGAATATTGATATGACTGTAAGATCTAACCCAGTGACTGACAAGTCTGGAACCAAGTACCGTGTTTTAGAAAGTGACTCTGATTTTTCTGGTGGACTCAAAATGAAAAAACGAAAATAATCTTTTAAAAAATACACAATGGCTGTAACTATGACAGGAGTAGGTGGTGCGTTAACCCCCTCTCCAACTAAATCGACACTGTCGACTAACTATTTAGGATCTAGTATTGAGTTTACTTCTCAATACTTACCAGAAGTATACGAAGCGGAATTTGAAAAATATGGTAATCGTACTGTATCTTCATTTCTTCGTCAAGTAGGTGCTGAGATGCCCTTTGCTTCTGACGTTATTCAATGGGCTGAACAAGGAAGACTGCATTTAGCTGTATCTGGAGCTACACGTTCTGGTGACGTTATTACTTCTACTGCTCATCCTTTTAGAAATAATCAAACTGTAATCATCATCGATGCTGATGGAGATACAGACAAAGCAATTATTACTGCAAGTGATGCTGATACATTTACTGTAGGATCTTACTCTGGTGCTAACCTTGATGCTAACCTAGCAACGACTGGACTTAAAGTTTATGCGTTTGGTTCTGAATTTAAGAAAGGTACTAACGGTATGACTGGATCTATCGAAGCTCCAAAAGACATCCAAACTAACTCTCCAATTATCCTTAAAGATAAGTATGAAGTTAATGGATCTGACATGGCGCAAATCGGTTGGATTGAAGTAACTACTGAGAATGGAGCTACTGGATACCTATGGTACCTAAAATCTGAGCACGAAACTAGATTGCGTTTCGAAGACTATATGGAGCTTTCTTTAATTGAAGGTCGTCCTGCTGCTAGTTCTTCTGGTGCAGACACTGCTGGATACAAAGGAACTAAAGGTCTTTTCTACGAACTAGAAAACCGTGGTAACATTGCTACTGGAACTATTGATTCTAGAGACGATATC